GCGGCCGCATCTCGGCGGCAGCGGCTGTCATGGGCGAGCTGATGGGCGTCCGCCCCATCATCACCCTGATCGACGGCAAGACCAAGGTGGAGGCCAAGGTCCGCGGCGACGATAAAGTGGTGCCCGCCATGATCGAGCTGTGCAAGAAGCGCGCCGGGGACGTGGAAGATTTTGACTATATGATCGGCCACACCAACATCCCCCAGGCCGCTGAGCTGGAAAAGGCCTGCAAAAAGGCCTTTGGCAAGCCGCCCCTCATCACGTTTACCCTGGGCGGTGTCGTCTCGGCCAATACCGGCCCCGATACCATCGCCCTGGTCTATGTGGGCCACGCAAGAGACTAAAAATACGCCCTCTCCGTCTCGCGAATGCTCGACAGCTCCCCCAAAGAGGGAGCCAAGTCTTGCCTCTCCCTTTGGGAGAGGTGCTGAGCAAAGCGAAGCGGAGACTGAGATTGTAAAATAAACGCAAGAGAAAACGCAAGAGAAATCAAGCGGATTCTCTTGCGTTATTTTTTTGCGCATTTTTCAGGAAGAGAGGAAGAAAGAAGTGGCAAGGCACATGACGCTGGAAGACCGCAAGGTTTTGGAAGCCAGATATAACAACGGCCAGAGCATCACGGGAATCGCCCGTGCCATGTCGTTTAACTGGTCCACTATTTACAGAGAGCTGCAGCGTGGCGACACCGGCGAGATTGACAGCAACGGACGTGCGGGCTACAGCGCAGAACTGGGGCAGATGCGGCTCTACAATGCAAAGCAGCGGTTACGGTATCGGGCAGAATACCCCGGCGGGCTGAAAGAATGACGGCGCAGACGTTTGAATTGAATCATTGCTACAACATGGACTGCATGGAAGCAATGGCTGCATTTCAGAATGACTATTTTGATCTCGCTGTGGTAGACCCGCCTTATTTCAGCGGACCAGAACGTCGCGGCTTCTATGGATCAAAGGTCAGCCGGATCGGAGTGCATCGGGATTACCCGGTTTCTCCCGTGTGGGAAGTGCCGGGAAAAGAGTATTTCGACGAACTGATGCGAGTGAGCCGACACTATATTATATGGGGCTGCAACTATTTCAGCTATGGCTTTGCTCCGGGGCGTATCGTATGGGATAAGTGCAACCAAGCGACAAGTTTTTCCGACTGCGAGATTGCGGCAACAGACCTACTCAAGACGGTCAGACTATTCCGCTATATGTGGAGCGGGATGATGCAGGGCAAGAGCATTTCCGAAGGGCATATCATGCAGGGAAACAAAAGCCTGAATGAAGTACGAATTCACCCAACGCAGAAGCCGATTGTTCTGTATGACTGGATTTTTCAGAATTTCGCAAAGCCCGGACAGAAAGTTCTTGATACTCACCTCGGAAGTGGCAGCAGCAGAATTGCCGCCTATGAAGCGGGTGTTGACTTTATCGGCTTTGAAATCGACCCGTTCTATTTCAAGACGCAGGAAGAACGCTTTGCGAATTACACGAACCAAACCAGTTTATTTCACATGAGGTAGAAAAATGCTTGAACTTGCAATCTGGCTATATCACATCGGCACCCCTGATCTGGCGGTGAGGATTGCGACAGATGTGGCGACGGCTCTTTTTCTTTTGTGGGGCATCCTGAACCACTACGCCAAAAAGGAAGCTGAGGAAGCATTTCTTGAGGTGTCCAAGGAGGCGCATTACTGGAAGATGGTGGCGAATCACAGACGGGATATGTTGGATAAGACCCGGGAGAATTTATACAAATGGCATGGATCAAGGAAATCGTGATGGCTGGGATTATTACGGTGATTGCCTGCGCCGGAATCTTTGAGCTGCTGGAACGCCGTAAGCGGGCAGCGTTCAAAGAGCAGATTCACGATCTGGCGCAGAAGTACATAGACAAGATGAAACAGGAAGAACACGTTAAAGAGTGAGCTTCCGGGCATGGGCAGACCTACCCGCCCACCATGCGGCTAGTCTATCTAGGGGGCGGTCGCCCGGCTACCGCAAGGCCGGGGCCATACCTGCTGGGGGCAGAAAGAATACAGCGGGGCGGCCCGCATGGGTGGCGGCTACCTGTCCGATGCCGCCTTTTTATCTGGTACGGCCAGTGCAGGAGGGTGCGCATTCCCTTCCGCCCGGTGCTAACCCCGGGGCGTACCGCCAAAGACCGAACATCCACCCACCAAAGAAAGGACTACGATATGAACGACGAAAAGAAAATTGGCTTTTCAGTAGAACTGGAAAACAACCGTGTTGACCTGTGGGCAAATGGTGACGATGAAACGCTGGTGAACCTTGCCGTTGCAGCGACAGCGAACATTGTTGCTGCGGCTTGCGGCAATGACGTGAAGGAGGCCGAAAAGCTGCTGCAGGATGTGAAGATCGGGCTGGATGCAGCACTCGATCAGGCGTTGGAGCATCCTACCCAAGAAATCAACCCGGAAGACTTCAAGGCTATTGGTCCCACTGATCTGCCTGCCAAACCTCTGGGCAAGGCTTGATTTCGGAGGAACACGGCATGGAAGGACAAGGCGTATATTCCCCGAAAGAACAGTACAAGCAGATGTTTATTGAGGCGGTCGGGAAGAGACCTGGTAGCATGGTGATGTGGCGAGTGCTTGACGAAATTGGCTTTTTCAACAGCCCGGCCAGCGCAAATCATCACCTGAACGTACCGGGCGGTCTGCTGATCCACTCCCTCAATGTGGCAAAGGCTGCAATGGAGCTGTGCGAGACAGAACGGTTCGCACAGTGCGATAAGAACGCTGTGCTGACTGCCGCCCTGCTGCACGATGTCTGCAAGGCTGGGAAGTACATTGCAAAGCCGGAGGGAGGGTATCGGTACAGAGACACCCGGATGCTGGGGCATGGTGAAGAATCGGTCATCCTGATTCAGCACTGGATGTACCTCACGGAAAAAGAGACGCTGGCGATCCGCTGGCACATGGGTGCCTACACAGGGCAGCAGGACTGGGATACTCTGAGCAAAGTATATGACAGCTGCCCAGAGGCTCTGTGCGTTCACATGGCGGATATGATCGCCACGCACATTATGGAGGTAGAAAAGTGAGCGGGTATACCGCCTATCTTGAACTTCCGAGCGGTGAGCGGATAGAGCTACCAGCAACCATGCCGGACATTACAGAGGCAGACAGCCCCCTATGGGATGGAAAATTTGAACTGCCAGAAGCCGTAAAAGAAATGCTCAAGTGGGCAGATGAAGCGGCTAAAGAATGGGATAGTGATCCTTACTTCCTCGAAGGGTGGTTGAAACCTCGGCGGCGGATCAACTTCAACCCGCCGGAGCACTGGGAAGCGGTGCAGGACAAACGCTGCAACACATCCCCGCTTGGACGGTGCAGCTACCTATATAAAGCAAGGAGGGTCAAGAGTTTGGCGAGGAGCGTACATATCGGAATTGCCCCACACAGGGGCACAAAGAAGAATGACGTAGAACAGTGCAAGCACACGTTCAAGATCACCGCTGCGCAATGCGCTCCGTGCAGCGGCTACAACGTGGAGTGCAAGCACTATGAGGGAAACGATGCTGCTGATACAAAGCATTGTCCCCGGTAGAACGATAGGCAGCCCTGCCCGCAGAAGCGGGGCTGCCTTTTATGTGGCGCGGGGTGCCTTTCTGGTACAGGGGCACTGTGAATGGGGCCGAACCCCATCTGCGCCTGCTTAACGCTTTCCATGAAAGCCGGGCACGGCCATGAAGTCAGCCGCCCGGCACGGCGGAGCGGTGCTGTACAGCAGCGTCCTCCTTTCCGTTCAAGCCCGATGCAAAACCGGGCTGCCGTTCTTGCCGAAGCCGCACCCGCATGGATATGACGGGAACGGGTGCGCCGCAGTGTGAGCGCAGAAACACCCTGTTCAACTTGCTCAGGCCAAAAGCAACAGGCCATTGCAGTGGCCGTCCCGCTCTGTACCTCTCTTACGGAGCGGGTCTGATATGCGAGCGCAGGGTGCCGCCTGTTTCCGATTCCCCATCATCAACAGGCGGGCCGGTTCGATGCCGGCCGTTCGCACAAGAAAAGAGGACAACTATGGAAATCAAATGCTTGACCCAGGACTTCCCGCAGGGAAAACGGGTATACGATGCGGACGGCGTAGCTCCTTCGCTGATGCACACCGCCAGCACCATGCGGTCGCAGGCCATTCTGGTTCGAGGGGGGGGGACAGCGGCGTGAACGCTGAGAAAGACGTGTGCTGCATTGCATCCACCCAGACTAACGCCGAACGCCTGATGAATACAGCACCAACCCTGAGCCGTGACAAGGACAGAACCATTGTAGGCTACAACTCGTTCTGCCTTGCC